GTGGGAAGTGTTTCTTTCATCATGACTGTCATATTCCCAGCATCTTCCGTGTCAAAAAATCGACTAACTGGATCCATCACAAAAGCTCTATCAACTCTTTTTAAAACACCTATCATGGCATTAATAGCCCAAACTTCGTCAAACTTTTTACTGTGTGTTATCATTTTATGATAGTCTAGTTGACTATTACCCATAGCAATAATCGCAACATTCTTGCCTTCTAATTCGGGTATAGGTTCTTTTAACATTATTGTGGTGCCATCCTTACATTATCGTATCGAGATTCATCCCGTACATCTTTTGATTCCCCTAGTGCTTTCAGTGTTGCAAGAGCTTCTTTAAATTTTTGTTCATACACCATAATTTCATCAGGTGCCGTTTTCATAAAAATTGCCCCTTCGACTAAACAACCATACAACATGGCATTAGACGCATTGGTCGAAAGCCAGGTTGTCCCACTATCTCCTGCAGCAGTTAGTGAAGCAGGTCGATAAAAATAATGTAACTCAAACGTAAAGTTACTATTTGGTGTAGGGGCTAAGATAAATGTATCATCATCAAACTGAGCATAGTAAAGGGGTTCCCCAGTTGTGGCTACTGCTGGGGTATAATCCCGAATCCACGACACATGCTTCAATAGTAAATAAGTGTAATTACTATCGCTATCCAAAACCGCTAAGCTGTAAGGTGACAAATAGTCGGTTGGAGTCGCTAAGTATGTATTTCCCGAGGTTCCTGAACCCGTTGAATTCTTTCGAAATACAGGTAATTGTACGGATTTAAGAATCCGTTCTTCGGTCTGCTGTATAAAAGTATCTAAGGTACTGGTAAAAGTAGTTTCATCATTATCTAAATAATTCTGAATTGCTGTCTTTAAGCCGCTATAAGTAAATCCTGCCATTAGTCTGTACTCACTGTTAAATCACCTACTGCACCCGTAGCAACTTCCCCACTAAAAGGAGTCCCTATTGGGTCATCGGTAAAGGTCATCATATTTGTTCCCGTGGCATCAATTACTGCTTGTGACGGATCAACTGTTGTAATTCTTCCTAATTGAGATTGAGGAAGAGGAACTTCAGGTCGAGGTTGCCACAACGCT